TTTTCGACAAAAAAAATGGGACGATGAAATCATCCCATTTTCAATCTTCCAAATAGGAAGATTAGAAGATCAGTTTTATGATATCATTTGCAAATGTCCATACACCATAACCAATGAACCAACTCATGACAACAACGAAAATGGTCAATCTCAAATTAGATTCTTTACCATAAGAATTTTGATGTAGAAATTCTCGAAGATTTCTATTGACCCTTTCCCTTCTCTCCCCGTTGTCAATACTCAAAATTTCGCTCATCTTCTCTCTCCTTGCTGGATTTTTTGACAAAAGAATAACCTGGCGGGTTTCGAACCCGCACCCTCAATGTGTTCTACCAAAACGAACTCCAAAGTTTTTCTTTCACTTATTAATATATATAGAATATACAATATAAACAAAAAAAGTGCACCTTACAGGACATAAGGTGCACTTTACATAGGATTGGGAATCCTATGCAAGAGAAGAGGGAAATAGGGGACTACTTCACGAAAATGTCATCTCGTCGATCAGTTGCAGTCCAAATTGAAAGAGCTTTCAACTTCCCATTACTCTTGGTAGTAATCCGGGAAGCATCAACACCCTTCTTGACCAGGTAGTTCTTCGCAACATCCGCTCGTTTCTGACCAAGTTTCAAATTGTAGTCATCGGGACCCTTCATGTCACAGTTTCCTTCAATGAGAAACTTTTCATTCGGGTTCTTCAGAGCATAATCTGCAACCTTGTCAAGTTTGCCCACTTCTTCCGGTTTGAGGTTGGACTTATCAAAGTCGAAATAGACAGGATCAAACTTCGGGATCAACTTCACAACCGGAGGAATAGGCGCTGGTGCCGGAGCTGCTGCTTTTTCAACGACAGGGGGAGAAAGAAGGGGAGGGCACTCTTCACTTCCTTCCCTCATACCACTCAATCCTGCACAGCTTGTAAGAAAAAGAAGAGCTACCAAAACACAAATATATTTTTTCATTTGAAACTCCTTTACTAATAAAATAATAAAAAGTGGGGGGATTCAGACAAGTCCAAATCCCCCCACAAAATCCAACTTGATTTACAAGATCTTGTTGGATTAGTTACTTCTTTTTCTGCTCAGGCTTCGGAGCATTCTTCTTGTTCCACTTTTCCAGGTTATCCAGGAAAATGATGGTCAGGTGAGGATACTCCTGAGCAACCGACTGGGAATTGGCAACACCAGCACCAACAGTGGCACCGGCAAACTGCTGACCGCTGGAGCTAACAAGCTGCCCACCGATCGAAATGCCAATGTTCCACCCGAAAGCCTCAGCGCCTTCCTTGGCACCCTCATCCAGCACCATCACATACTCAGTACCGATGGTGTTGAAATTGGCCTTCATCGTGACGTACCACTCCTGCATATAGGAGGTCTCACTATCGGTAGCGTAGACAGTGCCAGCTGCAATGAGTTTATACATCTTCATTGCTTCCTCATACTTCATAGGAGGAATCACAGTAAAAGCCTTCGTGCTACCAACCATGTCCTCAAAGGGGAAGAACTGAAGCTTACCCTTCTCAGAAATGGTATTGTTCCAACCGATATGATTCTGAATCCTATTCAGGTCCTTCTCAGTCCAGCACGACTTGAGAGCCCACGGCTTGATGGTTCTGTTCCAGTGCTTATCCCTCCCAGTAGGCTGAATCTGCTGCTGAATCTGCGGACCCATAAGAGCCGGATAGTCAGGAGTCGTGGGAAGAACCTTATCAGACCCCTTGAACTCCTGCTTCAGATCAACGCCGGCCTGTGCACCAGAAACTGCAGCTGCACCAACAGCAGGAGCGGGCTGAGCAAAAGCAGTACCAATAGAGAGAACAAGAATAGCTGAGATGATTGCGATATATTTCTTCATTTGAATCTCCTCTTTTTAGTTTTATTTTTTTCTTAAAAATTTAATTCTTGGTGGGGGTTATATTTCTACAACCCCCACCATCTATCAAGGAGGTCATGCCAATGAGTCATTATTTGAAAGACTTGTAGTTATTGCCTACGGAACCACTGACGCTATAACCAAAGCTCTTTGCCGAATAAGACGAACCACCAACGTTAACGATGGAGGTGTTAGTTGCATAACCACCACCAAAAGTAGGAGCCTGATATGAGAAGGAGCTCATACCAGTGGCATATGCACCACCGTTAAAGGCTTCGGTCTGAACCAGACCAACACCCTTAACACCATCGTTACCAAAACCAAAGTTACCAGTTTCACCCCACGAGGACCTGTAAGGTCCAAAGGGATCGACCTTTACCTTGCTGAATCCAACGGTCATGGCAGAACCATCTGCATGAGCATAGGAACTAGAGATATAACCACCAGTTTCCTTGTCGAAGTCGAACTCCTTAAAACTGGCTTCACTTGCATTCCAAGCAACAGCATTGGCACCACTCCATCCAAGCTCTCCGGCACCATTCATCTGAAATGCAGTGCCCTTGGCAAGAGTAAATGACGTAGATTCATCAGGACATTTTGTCCTTCCGATTCCATTGTCACTCAGAGTTGCACCACCAGCCTTTACTTCAGAAGTGATCTTTGACATGGCAAACGATCCACTCTCAAGACCCTTATCATAAGTAAATGCCCATGAACAAAGGTGTGTGTCAACTTCCGCAAACCCAGCCTGACCAGCAAACCATTTGCCAGTAGCAAGATTGAAATTGACAGCAAACGAATTATCCCAACCACCGGTCATTGCAAAATCATTCAGACTGGAGTCGAACTTACCAAGAAGAAGATGACCATCGGCACCAGCCGAATAGTATCCAATGGCAATCTTGTCACAACTTCCACCACACCCAGGAGGGGTAACAGGAGGTTGTGTTGGTCCAACAAGAGTCCACTGACTTGGTTCACCAGGATGACTATCAAAATAATTGATAGCTCCTGTTACCGAATGCTTGTAATAACCAGCGCCCTCTTTGTCTTGACCAGCTGCTGCAAAGGCAAGAGATGCTGAAAGAAGAACAATCAGAAACGCGAAAAGAATCTTTTTCATTTTGAATCTCCTCATTCTGTAGTCTTTAAAATGACCTTTCTGGTATTAACAGAAATCCATCCTAGATTTCCCCCATAATTTTCCTCTTACTTGCATCACCCCCTTATAACAAGATTATATTTATTCAATTGTCTTCTATATATTTAATATGAGAATCATTTATGATTCTCTTCGATTTCAATTTGAAAAAGGGGGACCCTACTTAGACGATTCGTCTGGCAAGGTAGACGGACTGCCCTTTCAAATCCCCCTTAAATTTAGTTTCCCCCTTAAATTTAGTTACCAATTTTGAAATTAATAACCAATTACTTCTGCAATAATGACCACAGAAATTCCCATTATCATTATTACAGGTTTTGGAACTTTTCCATCAAGCAACACTCCTGTTGCAAATGCATATATGGTAATTAAAATATATTTCATATTGAGTTTCCTTTTAACGAAAAAACTACCCCAAGGTATCCATTCCTTGAGGTAGTTTCTTTTACCTCTCCAATTCCTGAAGGATGTCAATTGCAACATCATCAGGAATATCGGACTCGATGATTTCTTGATAGATCCGATCTACCTCTTCCTCATGTTGCTGAAGTAGAGCGATATCCACTGGGTTAAGGACGAGTGGGAACGGAAAGACCTTTGCCATTTCCATTTCCTCCAAAAGTACTGTTGAGTTGTTTGAGTTTCTCTTCGCTCCTCCGGATCTGATACATGGTCATCTTGGCGGAGTTGAGAGTTGCCATAAAGTTGTTGACATCATCTTCGGTGTTCAAAACTACAGGCTGAACAACGACTCCAGACGAAGTGACATTGATTTTGGATCTGAAACGTCCGTCGTCTACCATAAAAATCCTCCTTGCCAATAGTAATTGTCTCTATCCTACTTATTTAGTAATTTATATATATAGAATTTAGATCTATAACTGACTAATCATGGAGGATTTCTGAGTCGTCTTTTTCCCTATATTCACCACACCAGTCATTATATTGTCGTTTTATATACTCAGGATTTCTTCTGCACCATCCTTCTGCTGTATCTATTTGTTTATAAAATTGACATCCATCACACCGCTGCGTCTTCCATGCATTGTCCATGAAACACCTCAGTGATCGCTATTTACACGCAGAGTCAATCGTTTAATTCCATACTTAACGCAATCTCCAGTAACATATAATAACATAAGATGTTTAAAATAATCTGGTAAATCATCTGGTAAATCGTTTAACATGGATGTCCATGACTCAATTTCAAATACGTGTGTTGCAATTTGTTTTGCTTGCATTACTTCTGCTTGAATTCTCTGTGACATTGGTTTCCTGGATTTCCAAGTTTCGTATGCTTCTTCTAGAGCTTTTTGAGTTTTTAGATCAGTAGATTCTTTCATCCTTTCTTTGTGAATACGTTCTATTTCTTTGTCTTTTTCTTCATACCAGTATCCACGAGCATCAAAATAATCTTTCAAAAGAAATTTCATATCCTTTCGAAACTGATCTTCTGTATCAGCAGTACTCTCAATATACAATAAGAAACTAGCAGAAGAACTATTACTAACAAAGTCTAATCTAACCTTCATTAGTATCCTCCTCTTCCCTCAATTACAACGATATTGTCTGGAAGTTCTAAATCATTTAAACCTGAATAGCAAAGAGCAATTTCAGCAGTATCACCATCATCACTCGCAGACATATAATGAATGATTCCACCCTTATCGAAAATTTCTTTTATTCGTTTAAATTTTTCTGGTTCGTCTTCCTCCATGTATCTATATTCTTTTTTAAACTCTTCTAGAGTTTTGAATGTTTCTTCAATGATTGACCTTAAATCAATTTTCATTTTAACTTCAATTGGAAGTTTCTTATTTTTATCTACTGGAAACTCACCAACAATGAAGCTACTTGAACTACTGTTGGTCACGAAATCAAGTTTTCTTTTCATATTTTTTTGCCTCTTCTTCTAGTTCTTTGATTACGTTTTCTACATAGTTGTTATCAGAGTTTGGATATAGTTTAGAATATTTTTTCCATTCATCAATTTGTCTTTGAACTCTTGTTTTTATTTTTCCCTTTTGTAAATCGAAAAAGTTTTGACTAAGAGATTTTTTATACTCATCGTCGAAGTCGCATATTTCTCTAATATCAAAAGGTAAATCTTCCCAATGATGATTGTTACAAGTATCGACCCTTATGTTACCACTAGAGTCTCGATACAAAAAAGTTTCATAATTTGTTGACCAAGGAAAAACAATATTGATATTTGGTTCAACTACCTTTAGTTTTCTCTTAGCACTAGCTAACCATGAGTACTTCTTTGCTGTTCCACCAAAATATTCAATGTATTCTTTGACAACAAGATCAAGCATTTGAATTGTAGCTTCTCTGATTGTCAAATCCTTATCAGTGAATATAAAGGAAGAACTACTACTATTTGTTACAAAATCAAGTTTTGTTTTCATACACACCTACACGAACATTTGAATTTCTTTTTTGTTATAGTCTACAAAAACCAGATAGTCACCATATCCACAAAGGTAACCATCACTCACGCTAGCGGAGCGAATCAAATCTTCGATTTGTGTTTTTAAATTATAGAAATCATCAACAGTATTTACTTTTATATTTTTTGAAAATACTGTTGAAAAACCAGAATCATAATCAGTTATGATTTCTGATAGCAACGATGTTTCATTGTAATCTTTTCTTCTCCACTTAAGATATTTATCCCATAACTCTTCTGGTTTAGTTTTAAATACAGATTTTTTGAAAAAGTCTTTTACATCATACCCAGTGTGTCTCACTTTTCCTAGACACACCCATCTACCTTTTTTGATTATAACTTCTGCTCCGGTCATATACATCTCACTTCTGAATAGTAAATTCTACTCTCCTGTTTTCAGGATTCTTTTTGGAAATGGGTTTCTCTTCACCAAAGCCTTGAGTGATAATTCTATCTTCAGAAACACCACTCTTTACAAGAAGTTTCTTAACATAATTTGCTCTCAGTTCACTGAGATTCTGATTATACACAGCATCTCCCTGAGTATCAGCATGACCATCTACTTTAACTTTATAGGAAGCATTCTTCTTCATCCAATCACTGACAGTTGCGATCACTTCGTAACCTTCAGTCTTAGGACCATATTTGTTAAAATCAAAATATACTTTTTCCAGAGTTGGAATCACAACAGGAGCGGGTTCAACAACACGGGGAGTAGCAGGAGCAGATGGTGCAGCAGGAGAAACAGCAGGAGCCTTTTCTGCACTTCTTCCAACCTTAACTGGAGTGGGTTTTTCTTCTTTTGCACAACCGATAAAAGAGGCACCGAAAATAAGGGTGATAATAACAAACGCAATCGCCAGGATCCAAATATTCTTCTTCATCTTTCAATTCTCCTTTTCTTTCTTCTTATTAGCTAATGGTAGTTTTACAGACATTATTTTTTTGCATTCTTCTGAAATTTCTGCTTTGTGATTGCAATTTCTACATGAGAAAGTTAAAGCTGTGTGTTGTGTATTACATTTTGGACATAAACTAAATCCACACATTTCAAGACCGAGTTGTCTTTTTACTTCTGACTCGTGTCTCCATTTTTTCCAGTTGGGAGAATCCCAATCTGCCTCCCAACTCCAATCTTTTGGTCTTTGCCAATTTGGATTGATATCATCAGGATTTCTTTCCATGACTACTCCTTCTTAAATAAAACTTCTGATTCAATCCATAACATTTCACCATAATGATTTTTTTCAAATTTTTCTCTTGGAATATGGTATGGAACAGGATGAACTTTTTTAAAACAAGGTAAAATCCAACCAGGTTTAACTTCTTCTAAATATCCAGCTTTGCATATTGCATGGATGTATGTCCATACATCTGAGCTACTCTTTTTTGTAAAAGAATGGTCAATATCATTTGCAGTAATTAGTTTTCCAATTTCATATCCATTTATGAATTTTATAACTTTATACCACAAATCCCCTTTTCTAATATTTTCCTGGTACTTCATAACATCAATCATGTGTTTATAATTTCTTATATTCCTGTTTTGCTCCCTACTTCTTTTATGCATAGTAACTACCTTCTCTGTTCAGTCATAACGACAAAATCGTCATCATATATGGAGATATACCTTCCTTCATAGTCCATTATGAGACCGACTTTTGTTCCTGAAAAAGGACCGTCATTATCACCAAAACAAACTTCCATTACATTATTGATTCCCAGTTTTTTTGCATGATTTAGAATTGCCAGTTTTGACTTACACTCATATACAAAACATGAGTATCTTGGACCATATTTAGTCCAGGTGATGCAAGATTTTTTAATCTCTTTAATCTTTTCATCTATAGTTACTACTTTAAATTGTTTCCTCTTTGATTTCAAGGCATCAATTACATCATCCGCTTTGCATGAAATTCCATTGTCTTCTTCCTCGTCTACTCCAGAACAAAATCCATCATAATCCATTGTGAGGAAAAAGGTCATCTCATGGTCTAGTATTTTCTTATATAAGTCTTTTCTTGTTTTTCCTTTGAAAGCAAATAAGAAACATGTGCTAGAAGAATTTGTGACAAAATCATTTTTTATTTTCATCTCGTCTCCGCATATATTCCTCTGTGTATATCCATGTGTCCTTTTTATCAACCCACGGTAGACCATCATCAAGTGCCATTTTCTTACACTCTGGACAATCGTGATAGTCTAACCCTTCTCTTACTCCATGAATACATGTTAAAAGAACTTCATCCCAGGATCTTGTCATGGTAAATGGCTCCATGTCATTTCAACTTCAGCACTCAAAATTGCTGAAGGAAAAATGAATTTTGTGTTATATCCGTTGGTAATATGATAACCTCGTTCTCTGATATCCATGATTTTTAATAAGATTTCTTTCTCTTCTACATAGATTTCAGATGTTTTGTAAAGGATTCCCCCAAATTTTCCTGCAACTTCCATATAAGAAATTACAATTTTTTTAATTCCTTTCATTTTGAACTCCTTAACTCAATCCAAAACCTCTCGTCTGATCCAATACAACTCAATGCTGTCCAATAACAATTATTGTCATATCCTTGTTTGAATGTATGGAAATGAGCAAAATACCAGAGAGGTGGTTTATATTTATCTAATACATAACTCAAAGCATCCATTGATGGATCATTATTTTTTATGTCAAAATTGTTGCGAAGATTTAACTTTTTGAAGAACTCTCTTGGACAGGTATGACTAATAACTATGTCAATTTTCACATCTGGTAAATCATAAATATCTTTTTGTGAAATAGTTTCTTCTGGAAACCAATCCCATCCCTGAGTTCTGTATTTTTTATCAATTGAATATGCACCACCAATGAATAAAACAGTTCTTCCATCGTCTAAAGTTAATCGTGTTCCACGTTTCATATAGAAAACATTTTTCATGATCTCATTATCTTCCAATGTTTTCAACATTTCGTGGTCTTCATGGTTTCCATCACAAAAATAGATTGGAATGTCTCTATTTTTTACATTGTAATTATCTTCTGTTTTTACTTTTCCGGTGAGTCTATCAACATATGTCATTCCGTGTTGTCGTGGCCAATATCCCCAATCACCACATTGGAGAATCATATCAATATGATCTCTTCTCCTGTTGATGATTTTGTTGAATCTGGCAAACTCACCATGAATGTCACCAAATACTAATTTCATTGTCTTCCCTTTTCTAAATATTGTTTACAGATATCAGGTGGAAAATCACATTTTTCTAATTTTCCACGATAACCTAAAATCGGAATTCCTCCTTTTGATAGACAAGCATCAATTGATTTTTGGTTATTAGATAAAAATTCTTTATTATCTCCACTTCCACATGAAACTAATAACAGAATAGATAAAACTAAAAATTTCTTTTTCATATTCTCCTCAGTGATGCGAAATTTGAAGATGTTTCAATCCTCTGAAAGTATCACCATGCTCTAGTTGAGAACCAAGATATCCATCTTCGTCTGCATAAATAAAGATATAACAATACTTTCCAATATTTTCACTGATGAATTTTTCAGCAATTACTTTTGCTTTTTTTCTGTTTATTCTATCAACCTTATCAGATAGCTCCTGCCATTTTTTGTTATAGTCTTCTAGATCTTTCCTATCGTGAGCCGCAATTATCCTATACTCAGGATAATCAAAATAGGAAACATGTCCATAAAAATATCCTGCTGCTATTTCTTCAGTAATTTTGGTAAGACATTTTTCTGTGTTTTCAATCTTGAATGGTTTTTGTTTTAAGCAGTCATCGAATACAACATCTGCCTTTTCTTTGAAGATTACAATTTCATGAACTTGTTCCCATGTTTTTACTTTTTTTGGCCAAGCTACAATGAAACTGGAAGATGAACTATTCGTTATAAAGTCTATTTTTCTTTTCATTTCACTCTCCGCAAATATGGAACACTTATTTTTCTTTGACATTCTTTTACATTGACTAAATTCCTTAGATAGGTCTCCAGGCAGGAATCACAGAGTCCTTTTTGAATTACAGCTATTCCACACTCAGGACAATTTGTAAAATTACAACCCCAACAAGGAGACCCATCATCGAAATATCCCATCCCTTCACCACATATCAAACACATTATTCACTCCTTCCTCGGTGTTTTATTTCTTCAATAGTTCTGAGAATTTTCATGAAGTTATCACCGAGATCTACTGATTCTTCAACTGTGCATTCAAATTCAAGTTTCTCTTTCGGTTTAATTGTACCACCAGGAAATTGCTCATAGTCTCTTTTATATGTGATTTTCATTTATTCAACATCCTCCTTATTTTTCCTAACAGTTTATTTCCAATCCAGTTTTTATAAAAATGTAACGCAAGGATTATTATATTTAATTCATCTTTGGATAACTGTAGGATGTATTCTCCCTTTTCCGGTTTTATAAGTTTCATGTTTTTACCATTATTCTATCCATATATTATTTTGATCTGCGTAATTATACATATCGCCCAACATCCTATTTGCATAGTCAATGGGACGAAATATAGAATCACCTTTTGGAATTTTATAAAAAGAAGATACATTAAAATAGTCAAAACATTTGTGTTTCTTAAGTTCGTCAGCAATATCTTTCATAGATTTCTGGATTGACTTGAGATCTTCTTTCTCAGTAAATAGATGTTTAATTTTTACCTTGTGTTGCCAGTTTGCCATTTTATTTGTCACCTCTTTCACTAGCATAGATAAATTTCGACTTTATAACAAGCTGACCACCCATCTTTTCGTGGATCCCATTTTGCTAAAACTATTCTGGGATCTTCATCTTTAAAAAGGTATTTACATTCGATATACTCAACCCCCCTTAAGCATCGAATAAATATATACCACATTAATCTTCTTTTCCTTCCTTATCCTTCATATTCAAAAACGGTTTTACTCGGTTAATTATTTCAGCTGTTGGTGCAATTGCTTCTTCAATGACTTTAGAATCTTTATATGCTTCTGGTGCCTCATCTAAAGTTGATGATAAAATTGAGGATGAGTATATTCCACTCATGGTTTCTTTGAATTTTTCAAGATCCAGAGTTTTCTTAGCCATTGCTCTTGACAAAACTCGACCTGCACCATGAGGGGCAGAAAAGTTCCAATCTGGATTTGATTTTCCTTTACATATAAGAATTCCATCTCTCATATTTAAAGGGATAATCATTCTATGTCCATTATAGGAACTGATTGCACCTTTTCTGATAATCATATCCCTTGGATCAATATAGTTATGAACAGTTTCTAAAAGATCTACAATTTCAGGATCTTTAAAAAACTTGTTGATTGAAACCTGAATTTTCCATCTATTTTCCTCTGCGTATGTTTGGCAAAAGATCATGTCAAATAGATAACCGAAAACATCTTCACCTTCAAGATATTCCATTTCATTTGACTTCACATTATCTAATCCAAGATCTTTTTTCAGCTGTTCAATTTTTGATTGGTATTGTGTTTTGTCTTCTGATTCTTTAATTTTTGCAATACCATCTTTTAAATCGTCATATCTCTTTTTCAAGATATTTCCATGCGCTCGTTTCTGCCAGTATTCACAAACTTTCTTTCCGAGATTTCTTGATCCTGTATGAACAGTTACCCAAACAATCTCATATTTTTCGTCTGTTCCAAGTTCAATAAAATGGTTCCCTCCTCCAAGAGTTCCAAGACTTCTAGCAATATAACCAGGATCAATATTTATTTGTTTACATCTCTGGATAAAGTAATTATAGTCATAATTTGGAATTTCAATTTTCTGACCAAATCTTTTTTCCCATTCATTATGAAATTCCTTTAACTTACCCATTACTCTATCCCAGCGAAATTTCTTCATGTCATATTCTTTTTCGTGGATTTCAAATCCAAATGGAACTAGACTTCTGACATGTTCATCAAATGCTTTAAGATCTATCTTTTCTTTTGTAGTACTGTAAATAGCTGAGTGCATCCCACAACCAATATCAACACCAATTACATTTGGAATAACCTTTTCCGTCAATGGCATTGTAAAACCAATGACAGCACCTTTACCAGCATGAGTGTCAGGCATGATTGCAACTGGATTTGTAAAGGCAGGGTGATTTAAAAATTGTGTAATTTGTGATAGACATTGTGGTTCAATTTCATCTATCATCACTTTTGCAGTTGTATATTTTCCTTTTATTTCAAACATAGTTATTTCCTATCATTATTCTATCCAACTCTTATATCTACTGTTGAGTTTTTAGATGGATTTTCTGTATAGTGCCATCTATTTTCTGATATAGAAATTATTTTAAATATTTGAGAACCACTGACTCCAATAACTCGAACGACAGCATCTTTTTCACATTTTTGCAATGCTGCAATTAAATCTTCTACTATTATTTCCATTTACATCTCCTTTGAAGGGTGGGTCTATTTCAACCCACCCTTTCTACTTTTGTTATAACTCAAATGGACAACTTGCTGCATTCCACATTAGTTGTTCTCTGAACTTTAGGAAAGATTCACCCTTATCCCAAACTTCTTTTATGGATTTCCCACGAAGGGAGATTCCATGTTCACTCCCTCCGAATGAACATGGAATCATCTTCATGTCAGGAGAAATATACACAGACATTCTCGCCCCCTCGCAGGTATCCATGCTTTCTTCCTCCCTCTTTGTCAGTTTAACTCCTACTCTCTTAACCTTATTAACCAGGCAGGAATCCATTCCCAGTTTATAAGGCATTCTTCGTGCCACTCTCAATACAGAGAATTTTTTGTCAAAGACACCATGACAAAATGACTTCAGATATTCATCCGAGAGTCCCCAATCCAAATCTCTTGCACGACCTTGAGGTTTAAACAAAAGAAATACAATTGCGTTTAAATCCTTTGCATGTATTTTCCTCTGCCACACATCATCACCAAACAATATTGCAATAGCTTTTGTCAAGCTTTTCTTAGATAGAAGAAAATGAATATTTGTTTTTATACCAGCTTCAATCAGTCTATTAATAGCACTGAAAGTATACTCTCTTCCATAGTCTGAAACAGCTACAGCTCCACACATTTTCGAGATTTCAATTTGTTCATCTGTAAGATTGAAACCACTTGTTGTGTAGTTGGGAATAATATTATTTTTTCTGCAGTACTCAACAATCTCCTTGAAGTTTTCATGCTCATTGGGAGAACCACGACCACCGAGAGCAATCTGGTTGACATAATCTTTACTCTCGTCTACGATTCTCTTGAAGTTTTTAAGAGTCATATTTGGTTTCTGGTCATCACCTTGATAACAAAACTCGCATCTGTTGCTACAGTGACCCATAATACCAATATCCATAAGACTCGGATACTCAAGAGCAAATGGATCAGGGTGGCCATTAATTCCTTGAAGCTCTTCCCTGCCTGTTTTCATATCGAATGTAATTTGATACTTCTCGGTTTTAATTACCTTCTCCATTCCTCACTATCCTTTCTCAGATATGCTTTGTTTATTTTGATGCATAATTCGTCAACTTTATTTACATCTGCTTTATGAGGTAAAGGGGATACATTATAATATTTCTCAAACTTCTCTTCGTATATTTCCATCTCTCTATATAACTGGTCGTATGTTAATTCTCCAGCCCTGATTTGTAATAAATACTCTGCATCTGGTCTGGGAAATGTAATTGTTCCATGTAAAAGTAATTCTTCTCCTTCAGAAATAAGTCTAATCAAATGTGATGCATGTTTGGTATCATATCCAAACTTTTCTTCAAGCTTTGCTCTCTCTGGGTTTCTGTTTTTCTTCCAGAGTTGATAATTATCCCACTCTCTTTTTGCATTCTTGTATGCTTTATTTTTTGTAACTAATTGCATCAGATCTTCAGAAACTATGATACGATTTGGTTTAGTTTGCAGACTATCAAATGCACCTAGATCGTCATCCGACATTCTTGTATCACTAGAAAGACCATAATCTTCTGGAGTTGGTTCATGGAGAGGTGGGTATAATAACCAATTTCTGTGAGTTTTGATTCTTTTAAATTGACTATGAGCATATCCAAGAAATGTGTGTTTTGCTTTTTTTGACAAAAATAATTTTTTGTGATTGCAAATGAGTTGCCATTCATATGTTGCTACTTCCCACATATCTTGAGGAACAAAAAGAAGCTCAACGATATTTGGATTATTGTCCAATGCAAGACGCATGAACTTTCTAATCTCGAAATATGTTTCGTCGTTCTTTTTATCTTCAAATTGTTCAGTGGATAACATACATCCAAAGAAGTATCTTTCATCAGGAATAAATACTCCTCTGTAATCTACATCAGATAATGGAGTATTAGTTCCATATAAATGGCTACCTGCCTTACATTTAAAAATTAATTTAAAACTTTCAGGTAACATAATCATTTATTTTTTACCTTTCTTAACTTTCTTAAATCCTTCTTTGATTGCGGAATGAATTTTCCTTAGAATTTTCTTTCCTGTTTCTTCTCTTCCTTCAAATGAAATACAACTGTCACCAAATATGAATCTATTATACATAACATACGATTCATATTTTGTTAAGATAGAAGTTAATGCTCTGAAACATCCAATGATAGCTCGTGTTTCTAAATTCCCAAACGGACAATTACAACGAATACCAGGAATTGTATTATTTGATGCTTCTTTACAGAATTTGCAGCTTACATAGTTTTGATATTCATCAATATGAATCTTGCTCCTCTTAAATCTTTTTGGATCAAACCTCTTAAGTAATGTTGTATATTGCTTCTCTGTCAAATATACATCTTTTCCTCTTATTACTGCACATCTCATATGTTATATCCCTTCTAATTTTCTATTCCGAATTTACTACAGTTTACACCTTTCCATTCTTCTAATACATTTTTGGTGATATCACCATTTGTGTTTATCCAACAACTACTTTCTTTTGCATGCTTTGGTCTGACAGAATATATTTTGCATTCTTTTTTCTTTTTATCGAAGAATACACAATATCCTTTATCATAAGTTCTGCTAGAGTCAATGTATGTTCCTGTTATGTCCAGTTGTGATTCTTTAGCAGGAAAAATAAATCTTGGACCGCACCAGTTAAATGAATCACAAACAAAATATTTTTTAATCATTTCATTTGTTTTCATTTTAAGAAATTTTGAAATTTCTTTAAGTTCTTTTGGTGTTGGAATGCAAGGTCTCATTGCACAACAATACCCACATTTAGTACATTCTTCTTTTTTAAGATCTGTTGCTCTTTTTCCAGAAATACTTTTCAGCCATGACTCATATGAACTAGCTTGAGAAATCCATTTCATTATAATACCTTTCTATTTTTCAATATCAATGGCTTCTTCTGATATATAAAATCTTATTGATTTTATACCAACTTCTCTGAATGCCTCTAATATTGACCATCTATATTTTTTTAGTGATAAAATTAAACTTTCTATTTTATCATATGCTTCATCATATGATGATACTGTTGCAGCTAGACTATGACTTTCTTGTGTTCCACATAGTGGATCATATTCTGTAACAACTTTGTATATATAAACCATAAGTCACCAAAAAAATCCCCAGATAGATATTGAATAATAGTCTATCTGGGGATTTCAATTTTAGTTTGTTTGATTTACTTTTTCCAAAACTAATTTTTCTAGAGAATCTCTCGTATTGAGTTCTGGATTTTCAACCACGCAATCTAGCAAATAGTTTAACATTTTACCGATTTCTTTACCAGGTTTTAATCCAGTAAGATTCATTACATCATTACCATTTAAGGCAAGATTAGCAAATGAAGATACCGGATTTTTCCTTTCCACTTCCGTTTTAAACGATCTATAAAGATCGTATACATCTCGTAGACCATAATGACGATTTGATTTGAAATTACCCCTACGATCACTTATGGATAGCCTGAGTAGACTTTTATAAGGGATTCCTGCATCATTCAACATCACCAAAGTTCTCCTGATTGATTTTGGAGATAATCTCTCATGGGAAATCCTCATATGAAGTCGAATGAGGTTTGAAATGAGGGAAATTTCATCACCTTTAAACCTGAGACTCTCAAGTTCCTTCGCCACTTGATCAGCACCAACACACTCGTGGTCCTTGAACCAAACATCGTTTGTCCTAGGATTGATATCACATGCAATTGGTTTCCCAACGTCATGTAGATAAGATGCTAATTTGATTAGTGGATACTTCGTTGAAACACTATCTCCGGACATCATATTATGATAGAATACATCCTCAATATGATATGGTCCATGTTCATGGTTCCAACAATCAGCAAGAGATGGAAAAATATACTCGAGAGCACCAATGTCATACAAAGCTTTGAAGAATATTGATGCTTTTTTGATCTTCATTGCTTTTTTGATTTCGAGCATTATTCTTTCTCTAGCCACATGGTCATGAACATACATTGAATAGAAAAGAAGATTCCGAAAGGTGTCCTCATCGAAACTTCCATCAATTTGAGCCAGGAATCTACAAGCTCTAATGATTCGATTTGGATCCTCATATATTCTGAGTTTGGGATCTCCAACAAACTTGACAACTCTGTTTTTGAGATCTTCTTGTCCTCCGACATAGTCAATTATCCTCCCATCAAAGGGGTCATATGCTATTGCGTTGATTGTTAGATCTCTTCGCAGAACGTCTTCCTCAAGGGATTGAGCTTTTCTTATATCTACTCTTTGGGCGTCAAGTCCATGATACATATCTTTTCGATAAGTTGCCACTTCGATACCATCAACAAATGAAACCAAAAATGCTTTTCCAGCAGCTGTATAACTACAATCACTGAAGATCTCTTTAATTTCATCTGGTTCTGCTGAAGTAGCAATATCCTTATCTTTGGGTTTCAATCCCATTAACATATCTCGGACTGCCCCACCAACAATATAAGCTTCAAATCCCTTTTTTCTCAATCGTTCAATAATTTGCTCGGCAGTCATTTTCTCCTCGTATTTTTTACTATTCTATAAACCTCTCATTAAGTCTGATCTTTTCTTGATCAGCATCTCTGACTAAAACGAAATCTACTGTATCTAAGATTTGATCCTTTTTTATTCTCTCTTGAATGGCAGTAGCCAATTCTTCTGCTTTTTCACAACCGAAATTTTTGTTTGTATATAGATTTACATTATATACAATTGGTTCGGTTCCTTTTCGATGATCACTTTTACAGATTGAGAATTTAAAAATTACATCATATTCTTTGTACTTATATCCTTGTGTAACAATCTCGTATCTTAAACCACACATTGAACGTTGCTTCTTTTGTGATGTAATTTCTTTTCCCTCTTTTAAAGAATCTTTTTTCACAATATAATCATATCTCGATTCAATAAAATCTGCATTGGAAAATAGTTTTTTAACTTCTTCTACAAATATCTGTGTAAACCAATCAATTGTCATTATCTTTTTCATATTCTGTTCCATCTCCTTGGATTTTTCATAAGTTCTTTATAGTGTTTATTTCTTTGGATTTTTCTATCCGATTCCTCTAGCAACTCCATTGGAGTTCCTGGATTTCCAACGCACCTACATTCTGCTGAATGGTGTTCTGAAGATAACTGCGGAGAAACCATATTACAAACATTGCATAGATACCAGTTTTGTTTCATAATAATTTTCCTGTAATTAGGTGTAATGAGTAAATAAAAATGCAAGTATGTAAATACTGATCAAATCCTATTGTTGACCAGAATGAATGTATCTTATTCTCTTTGTATAAATAAGATGTAATCCTACTGGTTATAAAATCAATGACCAAATGTGCACCACCATTGATACCAGCTATTCTGGCTGCTAGTTCTATTCCCAATGGAATAGCCAACATCATGAATAGGACCAATGTATATACAACTACGTGATGAACTAAGATGTTAATATCCTTACTTTTATTTTCTCCCATTTTTCTTGTTTGACACAGAAAATCAGCAACGAAATGACAAAATAAACCATAATAGACCATACGTGTTTCTCAACTTTCGTAGAATTTTGAATTAAGAATTTGAACTTTTAATTCTCCCCCATAATTAAATTCCATAAATGTAGATACATAATTAGTATCTTTTTTAAGAGGTTTTATTTCTTTAAGAACCTTTGTTTCATCATAATTACACCAATCTAGAGCAATCCATTCTCCATCAGATTGTCTTTTATATGATGTCCATGCATGCCCAGTTAGACCATTGGGAATCATTTTTCCATTTTTTGCTTTATAGGATCTTACTAATCCTCCAGATGTAACTATATTAGTTGGATTTACACCTGCATGAAGAAGTAACGAATGTATTAAAAATGCACCATCTTCACAATCACCTTTCATTATTTTTAGTGAATCTATAGGTTTAACCCATTTGTCTAATTCTCCATACAAATCAAAATCTGATTCATATTTGAATGATGTATGGACCCAAACTAATATTTTTTCTGCTTTTTCATCATCAGATTGTGCATCCCCAACTATCATAAGAGATACCATTGATAGTAGTTTATCTGGATATTGTAAATATGAGTAATAATTTCTTTCTTTTAGACCATTGAATTCCAATGTGTGTTTAAGTGTTAAGAAATCACCACTATAAACCATAAAAACAAATAATACAGAAATAGCTGAAACTGCTTTACATATTGGATGGTAGACTGGTATTATCTCGATCATCTGGAGAAGTCTGATTAATCTTCTCCTCTCTTGAACGAAAAAATCGTTTCATGTTGACAACTGACAAAACAAGTACAATCAAACTTGTGACCAATAAACTACAAGAAAGAATAGTAGTTAATACTATTTTAATAGAACCTACAGAATCTAATGCTGTTAAATGTAAGGCTAATGAAATAATTCCTAATACTGATGATGTTGCCCATCCAGTTATTACCCATCCATTATTCACTGTTTCTGCCTCAACATATGTAGCTACTAGAAAAAACAAAGTTGAAAAAAATAAAAATCCTGTCATTATGTGTTCCATCTATCCCCTCCATATAAAATTTTATTGCACAACTCTTCCTTTCACTAATTAATATATATAGTTGCTCATACTAATCTGTATCTAAATTGAGAACAAAATATAAACTAATGTGTTAATCTTACGATAAAATTATTATTCCAAATGGAGTATTTATGCGGAATTTGGATGCATACTTAGAACAAATTCAAAATAACGAGTCTATATTTCCTATGGATTCTTATCATACAGGAGTTCCAAGAAAATCAGTAAAACGAATCTATATGGATGAGGACGGAAATATCGTTGAAAGAGAAAGACTACTTATAGATTTTGATGGAACTATACATAAATATTCTAATGGTTGGGCAGACGGAACTATATACGATATTCCAAATGATGGAGCAAAAGAGGCAATTGACACATTAAAAGATAGATATGAAATAGTTATATTTTCTACAAGAGCTTCGTGTAAAGAAAATAAAGATTGTCAACAGCAAATCATGAGTATGAGAAAATGGTTGGGTAGACATGACATTCATTATGATGATATTACATCTGAAAAGATTGGTGCATTTAAAATTGTTGATGATCTAGCTATTACATTCAAAAGTTGGTCACAAGTATTGCGAGATATAAAAATAGCGGAGGAAATATAGAATGAAAACTTCATTCAAGAATCTCACAAGTAACATTCTAACGAGAAAATTTGGTGGTACTTCTGTTGGAGTTGCAGATCCCTATGTATCTGGGTATCACTTTATCTGGTTTGATAAATTCCCTGCTGCGCTAACCAATTATACATCCAGGGGAATTAGTCAGATGGATAGTGTTGGTGATATTCAAAAGGTTCTTGCTGCATCCTGTTTATCTGTTACACCTCCAGGCGGGACTCTTTCAAAGATCGAGTTTACAGGACTGGGTGGAATTAAATGGGCTGTTCCCGGAAACGTAGATTATGGCAACTCACTTTCAATCAAGTTCCTTGAGTTTAGTAAAACACCTATTCTCGATATTATGCATGGATGGGTTAAGATGATTAGAGATTATCGAAGTGGTGTTACTGAACTTGAAGATACAGATGAAGGTGTAGGGTATAGCAATAGAACTTATGCGGCAACACTATTCTATTGGACTACAGCTCCAGATGCTATGACAATTGAGTATTATGCTGCATATGATGGTGTATTCCCAACAAAAGATCCACAGGATTTATTCTCAAGTGATGTTGAAACAATTGGAAAGCTTGATATCGAAATCGAGTTCAATTGTGATACTCCATGGCATGAACCTTGGGTAAAGGATAAGATTGAAAGTAATTATATTCCTGCTCTCATTGCTGCAAGAGATATTGTTCATGCATATTCAATTTAAATAGGGAGACATAATTATGAAAGAGCTACGATGGTTAGCAGATTACGTGGTTGAGTTTTCTAATATGTCTGACTCTGCAAAAGAAATTGCTTTTGATTTTATTAACGAAGCAGATGAAGCACAACTAGTTAAACTAATTGTTGATGGAGAAATGGTTTTAGAAGTAAAGAAAAAAGAAATACCTACATTAAAAGAACAGTTTGATTCTACTTTTAAACCATTACTAACAGAGGGAGAAATAAGACAAGCTAGAAAGGCAACAATGTCTATAGTTGGTGCTGGAGGGCTAAGACTTGCAATGGATTTACTTCATGGAAGATCACCTCTTGGAGCACTTCAGCTATTTGGATATTGGGCAGTATATAGAGCAATAAGAGCTGGAGCAGATGAATGTTCTAGAAAATGTGGTGCATTTCATTTGAATCTTCCAAAAAGACAATCTTGTCTCCAGAAGTGTGAATATCAAAAGGATCAAGCTCTAGAAAAACTGAAGAAATATAAAAACGTAAAAAAGAAATAAGCTATTAAAACAAGAATTTGAAAGGAGATTTATCATGTTCAAAGGATTTAACCTCAAGTATCCTGAGTACGAAGTAATAACCCCACAAACGAAATTGTCATTTACTATTAGATCTTTGAATGTTCAGGAAGAGGAAAGACTAAAGGGAAGTCTTTTAACACCACAGAAAATTACAGAACACCTTAATAAATGCTTATATGAGTCCCTTATTAATAAACCAGAAGTAGTTAAAGATTTTAAGAGTTTTCTTGAAAATGTTACTCTAAAAGATAGGGATGCTCTTTTATATGGTCTCTATCACATTACTTATGAAGAGATTAGAAATTATGATATTAAGTGTGGTAATTGTAGAAAGGATTATCCAGTTACAGTAAAAGCATCTAGTACATTTAATATCAATCCATATCCAGGAACTGATGATATAAGAAAGAGAAAGATTGATATTGAACTTCCAGTTTCAAAAGGTGTTAAAGCTTATTTGAAACAACCAGTTCTTCTTGATGAAGTGGAAGCAATTAAAAATCTTTCTGCAGCACCAGGTTTGACAATTGATAACATTGTTGAAACTCTTATTATTGATAGATTTGAACAGGATATTCCTGAGTCTACTGAACCAACTACATGGATTGATAGAAATGATATTATTGATGCTTATAGAAGTCTTCCTGCAAAAGATAAAAGAGCTATTTATGAAAAATATAATGAAGAGTTTGGTAAATACAATATTGAATTAAAAATGAAAACATTTTGCATTCACTGTGGAAATGAGGAAACAATTACAATTGATCTAGTCGAAAACTTTTTTCGAATGGTATACAGTTCATGAGGATAAGATTGACGATTATCGAAAAAGTTTAGAATTGAATATTTTTTCAGCTATTGAAATGCTTAAGTTACAATATGATACAGTTATGCATATGCCAGTTAAAAGATTTTATAATATGTTAAAATGGAAGTCAGAACTAGAAGAAGAAAGATCAAAGTTAATGCAGGAAAAAGCTCAACAATTCCAAGCACAACAAAAACAAAGAGCTAAAAAATAATGGCAAATGTATTTGAAAGATTCAATAAATTAGTAGTTGGAACTTCTACTAGTTATGCAGATTATACATCAAGAATTTCATCTAGAGGTGATTTTACAAGACTTGAAGGATTACAATCAATTCTAAACTCATGGAATAATATTTTGTTGACACCCTTGAGAACTGTAGATCATGATCCAGACTATGGATGCGAGTTATATAAATATGTTTTTGCACCACAAGATAATAAAACTCTAGAGGGAATAAAACGAGAAATTTATGAAAGGTTATTCTATTACGATGATCGAGCAGAAATTAAAAAGGTAGATGTCAAGTTCCTAAAAGATAGAAGGGGATTTGTCATTAATATTTATATTAACTATAAAGGTCAAGAAGACAACCTTCAAGTATTTATAGATGAAAATAAATACTTCAATGCTATTCAATCATAAGGAATAATAAATGGATCTATATTACAGCGTTCTTAAACATTATAAGGGATTGTTTAAGAAGAAGCATGTTAGGAATACACATACTCTAATGATTCCAATTTCAGATACACATAGTTTATATCTTGTACTTGTTGGAAGATCACAAGAAGATGAATCTGTCTTTTATGCACAATTAGTTGCTAAAATCTCTAATGAAATAGTCGATGATTTACTAAGTGGAGAGATCGACTATTTTGATGAGAGATTTTCTGTGATTGAAAAAATTCCTTGCTCTGTATCAAAGGTTGAAGAAATCTATATAGCAAAGATTAAAAATAAAGGTAAATATATAAAATCAAATTTATTAACTTCATTTAACGAAGAAGAAAGCACAAATAAAAAAAGATTCTATGTTGTAAAAGGCCAAATTGATTTAGAATTAAGCGATGTTATTACACCGGAGACATTGGGAATGATATCAAGTAAGGTTATGGCAAAATTTGGAGACTTAGACAGAATAAAAGTTTAGAAGAATAGGAGGACTATCATATCATGTTAGATAAAAAATTAGTTGAGTCAGCATGTAAAAAAATTCTACTCAAAGCTGTAATGGAGAGTGAGACTCTAAAGAAGAAACTGTCTGTAGAAGAACATACAAAGCTTTGTGAAAAAGTTCTTGAACTAAAATATCATGAAGCACTACCTCTTCTTTTTGGTGACAATCCACTAACGGTAAATGAAAGAGAAGAGATGCGAGACTATGAGTCAAAGTTTAAAAAGGGTGTGAAATATACAGCTGCTGCTGCAGTAGGTAGAAAGGTTGGTCATATTGCAACTGGTTCAAAGGCACTAAAAGTTTTTGGTGGATATAAACCAGGTATGGCCAAAGGTGGAATTAAAGGTGCATTGCTTGGCGCAGGTGCTTATTATCTTTATCGCAAACTTTCTGATCCTTGTAGAGCAAAAGCTGCAATGGCTCCTTCTCCACAAAAGAAGGCAGAAGTTAAGCATCAATGTCAAGCAGAGGCAGCAAAAAGAGTTATTTCACAACTTAACAAGCAGCTTTCACAATGTGATGGTACAAACAATCCTACAAAATGCAAGGCAAAAATTCAAAAAGAAATTATTACATGGAAGAAGAGACTGCAGCAGGAACTTATTAGTCTTGCTAAGGTAAAAAGATCTGCTGCATAATATGAATCATATAACTGAGTTATATTTGGAATATATATCTAACAATGAGTATAATTTGTTAGAAGCTAAGAAGAATAAACCTCCAGTTATATCATATCAAGTTAGATATATTTTAGATAAAGGTCTTGCTACAGCAGCTGTTTTTCTTCCTGGTGGTGTTCTCTATTTCGTTACCAGAAAATTATATGACATGTATGATTATAAGTGTGCAGTAAATTGTTACATAATTAAAGATACTAAAAATAAGAGTGTTTGTTTTAAACGATGTAATTTAAAATCAATTGAACGTGTTATCCAAAAAGTTCAAGCTGAATTTGATGATTGTGACCACACAGGAAATCCTGACAGGTGTAGAAAAAGACTCGGAAAAGTTTTGCTTTATTGGAAAGAGTTACAAATAGATTCAGAAGCTAAGTTGCAAACTAAACTTAAAAAGATGCAGTTAAGAAAAATGTCTAAAGTTAATGAACAGGAACAGAGGGTTGCAGCAAAGTTATTGCGTTATATAATGATGATGTCTGATGATATCTTGATACTCGCAAATAAAAAGAAACATGTTATAAAACAAAAATATAGAAATAGAGATGAAATAATCAGAAATATAAATACGAAAATTGAGGAAAAGAAGAAAAAAATTGCTTTAGCAAAACTAAAATTGCAACAACTAAGATCAGGAAAAAAATAAATGCAACTATATGGAAGATTGTATGATTACATAAATGAATATTGGAAACTAATTCATGAGACTTATGCAGTTCATGCAATTCCATTTCTTGTCACTTATTATCACATCAACAAAACAACAACTGTTTGGGATAACACATATTTAATGGGTGGATCATACGAGAAGTTTGGTCAGTTAACAGGAATGCAGTGGGATAGATATTTATTACTTCCTGTATTTTGGATTGAGGAAACTCAAACAATTTTTGATGCACAGGAAATTGGGTATGTGAATGAAGGAGAATCTGGATTAGTCATTCCATCAAATTATGGATTTATTCCATTAGCTAATGATATGGTAAAATTCAACCAGGATTATTTAGTTCATCCAGATAGACTCCCTGATATGAGTTCTATATTTGCAGTTACTGGAATACAGAATGCACCAGGAACATATAGATCATATTGGAAATTAAAAATATCTGTTGAGCAGTCTGCAACTACAGAAATGATTAATCAGCAACTAACAAACACCTATGTTTTTTATGACTACGATAAGAAAATGCACACTGTAGAAGAAGCCGCATTAATGACAAAAATGTTATCTAAACATGATACTTTGAAAGGAAGACTGAAAAATCTTTTTGATTCAAACTCAGGATTTTACTTTGTGTAAGGGAGTATAACAAATGGCATCTACTACCATATCTGATCAAATATATTTATCTAGAGATCAGATTGTAAACCAAATTACAGAGTTTGCAAAACAATATCTAGAACTTGAAAATATTGTTTTGACAAAGTCTTCGTTTTTATCATTTGTCATTAATACGTTATCTACTTTAACATCAAACCTTCTTTTTTATGAGACTTCAGTATATAGAGAATTCTTTTTAACAACTGCACAACTTCCAGAATCTGTCTTGAACTTATCAGCGTTTCTTGGATATAATACAAGAGAAGCAGAATACTCAACTGTTAATGTTTTAATGACAGTTCCATTTGGATTTGAAGATGCAACAGCACAATTTACTGTTCCAGAAGCTTTTAAATTCTATGGTGGAGATATTACATTTCAAACATATTATAGGGCTGACGTTACTGTTTATAATAATAGTTATGTTACAGTTCAAGTAACAGAAGGAAACAAGGTTTATTCTCTTCCTGTTGTTGTAGATTCTACAGCGGCAACACCAAGTTTTTCATTTGTCCTTCCATTACGACAGTATAAGAAAACTATTCAAGAATTCCAAATTGATAGTGATTTGCAGAGATATCAGTTTACAACTATAGATGTTCCTCTTACTGGGAAAGTTTCTGAGATGTCAGTTGAAGTTCAAGATCCTGATGGGACATCGTGGACATTATATAGCGAATATCAGAGTTTGTATCTGATGACCTCTACCGACTATGGGTATGTTTCCCGAAGAACATCCTTTGGAAGAAGAGTATATTTCGGAAACGGACTCATTGGTTTCCAGCCACTTCCAGGATCAACTGTAAAAGTAACTGTTTATGAAACAGAAGGGGCCGATGGTAATGTAATAGCTGGTTCAATAGTTTCTGGAGATAGGATTTACACAGTTACATTAGCTGGCTATACAAGAATTTTAAATTATTCTGTTGTAAACACATCAGACGCATTTGGCGGAGAAGATGAAGAATCAATTGAAGAAATAAGATCAAATGCAATTGCTAACCTGACAGCATTGGGAAGATTAGTCTCAGAAACAGACTATAAAGCAGCAAATGTTGTTATTGAGGATTCGCCTCTTGCTGGAGCATCTGTTCCAGTATTAAAAAGATCAGATGTTAAAGTAAATGAAATTCAACTTTTTACTAGTATTCTTTTTGGAACTGATATAGTTCCTACTAGAAATGTAGTTTTAGAAACAGACCCATCAGTAGTATATATTCCAAGGGATACAATAATAATTGATAATGGTGAGCAATATTATACAGTTTTTGATATGACTGTTGATTCTATTAATAAGAGTGTTAACTATCATTATATAATGTATGAAATTGAGTTGATTCCAACTCTTGTAACAAGCTATGGATCAACTTATAACTTATATGCAACTCAGGTTTTAATGGCAAAATCTGGAGATGTAGCAAACATAGAACTATCGTATACATCAGATGAATTAGATTATTCATTATGTGATTGTGAATTAACAATATTAGAAACAGGTCAAACATTTACAATGACTAATGATTCTGGAGCTAAAAAATTTACTTATACATTTGATCCATATACTATTATTCAATCTGGTGAGTTGACATATTATTTTACTCTTTCACATTTGGGAACACCATTTGGTAGGTATTATACAAAGTTTACATTTAGAAGAGCTCTAAAAGACTTCATGATGTCAAATATGGAAATTGACTCAACAAGTTTAATTATATACGATATTCCTTCTGTAAAAAAGACATATTATGACTCAATAAACCAAAGAGATTTTGAAACCCAAGTATTGCAAAAAATAGTTGAGACTATGACATTCTATAAATATAGAATGATTACAGATTTTACTAATCTTAAGTTCGTAAATGCATATGGTTCTATGACTAACATGCAACATAATACTGTTACCAAACTTCCTGTGTTAGATATTCAATGTAACCCACCACTAGCTGGAACTTCTGGGGATAGATATATTGTTGCAAATGATCCTGTTCCAGGAAGTGATTGGGATGGATATTCAAATAAATATGCTACAATAGTTGATGAAATGGCAATGACATGGGAGTTTGAAGACCCATCTAGTAACGATATAGTATATGTTTCAAATCAAGATAAAAAGTATATATTCAATGGTTCTAAGTGGTTAGATCCTGTATACCAAATTCCATTACTAATAGAAGCAGAAGTATTCAAAACAAGTAGTTATTCAGGAACAGATGTTCAATTAGCAAACACTGTTAAAAGTGTTATATATTCAGTATTTAGTCAATTCTTTGGAGCAAATGTTCCATTATACAGATCTGAAATCATATCAGTTATTCAATCTATTGATGGTGTTTCATATTGTAACTTAATTAAACCAGCTTCTGATATATTCTTTAATTTTGATTTGGATACATTTACTCAAGATCAACTATTAAGATATGGTCCAGAATACTTATATTTTACAGAAGATAATATCTCTATTAGGGCAATTTAAACATGAAAGATTTACTATCAAAAAGCAATATCGACAAAGCTAAAATTAAATCTTATTTGTCTCAGAGAGTTGCCTACGAATTGTCATCATTATCAGAACCATGTTATTATCCATCTCTTAAAAAAGACTATTTTGAAATGCTTGCAATGTGTGGATTAAATGAAAAGGATGTTAGAAGTCATATAAGAAAATTCTATGCTGGAACAAAAGCTGCAGGATTCTTATTACAACAAGATCCACAAAGAAATTTCATTATATTTCTAATGTATTATTTCCTACATCAAAGAGATGCCACTTCTTTTGTTACGGCGATGGTATATACTATCATTAGAGAATATACAAATTATATGAGTAGTAATTTACCATATTGTAATCCAGCAGTATTTTCAGCATCTCTAGATAGAATTGCTAGAACACATTTATTTGCAAGAGAGAAAACAATTCCTAATGCTCTTTATTATTTAGCACAAGAATTAACAAAGAGATATAGCAATATTATTACTGAAGCTACTCCTGATGGTATTGCTAAATTTATTACAGAGTCAAGACATAGAGTTGCACAAAGTGTTAGAGGCTTTTTACGAACATATTATGATTTAAGTAAATCAGGAATAGGATATAGATCACCACAGGAAACCGAAAGCGGAGATGAATATCAATATGATTCAATGGAACGTGGTGAAAGATTAGCAAATGATATCACAAAGAAAATTACAGTTTATAAAGAAATAGATAGAAAGGCAATGGATGATGCAAGAAAACTTACTAAGATTAGTGCATCTCTTGCAACTCTAATAATTGATAAACTCGGTGACACAAAATATGCAGATGATGTTAGGGGAATTTTATTATTTTTCATTAAGGATTTAAAGAATGTTAAAGAGATTTGTGGAAGTGCATACTTCAAATATCTGAGAGATTTAATGGCAACGAAAAGGACAAATAAACAAATATATTTTAAACAGTTAGTTGGTGATTTACTAGATAAACTTATAGATGAGATTGGTTATAAGAATAAATTTAACAAATTGAGCTCTCAGACACAATTTCTTATTAGTTTGTTTCTAGCTTATTATATTACTATGGTTATGAGAAACTCAATTTGTTAGTTATCGTTTTATCATCTTTGATGCGTTATTAAAAATTTGTTGATAATCATTTTGACTTTCAGCTTGTTGTCTTGAATTTGTCATTTCTCTTGTTGCTGAACTTGTAACATCTGTTTGAACCCCACCATAATATCTTTCTTCTGCTGCTTTCATAGCAATATCTCCAGTTAATGCACTACCACCAGAATCAACAGCAATTTCATCTATTATCATACTTCTATCTCTTGAATCTGAAACTGGAGCAGTTGGAACCTTTCCATTAGCATCATCAATAATATCTTCTTCTTTAATCCTGTCTTCTGACAGAACTCTTTCTAAATCTGCTTCATATGGATCTGATGCATTTGGTGCAACTGTCTTAGTAAATGTTTCTTGATTTACAAATAACTCTCCTGGTGTAGCCCCCAGTCCAACATTTTCTTCTTCTAAGTCATAAATATAGTCAATATCATTTTTATCTCTCATTGCTTGAATGTATGATTTGATTGTTGGTCTATCTAGATCTATATTTCCACCAGAAATTATACTACTATAAACATTGATAAAGTCTAATCTAACATCTACTTGCCCAACTCTTTGGGTCCATGCAACTTGACCTTGATCCCCACCTTTTGTAACTGTTACGTTTGAGATTGCTCCAGCTTGAATATTGAATAATCCTGGACATTCTATCCTATGAAAATATGGCCATCTATATGATTCACCTGTTTCATCTGACATTGGAGAAGCTAGTAATAAAATTAGAGCTAATGGTCCAAGTATAAATTTTTCATGTGCATCATCATCTGAAGGTTTTGGATTATATAATTTTATTGTTACTGAATACGAAACATTGAATGCACTATTTTTCCATATTTGTGGGAAGTCGATTCTCTGTCCTGCGATTAATTTATTTGCTAATTGAGCTCCACCAGATTTTTCTTCTTTTAACCATTTGTCCATTTGTTCATTTTTTTGACCAATGAAAGAACCAATTGTACCAGTAATACCACCCATTTCTTTCGCAGAGTTAGCTAATTTTTTAATTGCTTCACTTCCTGTTTTTGTATTGGTCATTTGCATCAGTTCACTCATTCCTTCAGATGCAACATCTGTCATTCTATTTAAGAATGTTTCTCCATATTCATTAGAAAATGTATCAGATGGAAAAGATTCTGCTTGAAATGCAAATCTAATTGGATCATTAACGGAGAATCCCAAATTCTCTAGTTTAGCATCAAAATTATCATCGCCGCCACGTCTAGCAGATTGTAATGTATATAAATTAATAGCTGTTCCCATTGAAGGTGTACATGGCGTTATATCCAAAATGGGCATAGTATTTCGTTTTAAAATATCGTTGGACATTAATCTTCCTGCTGGTGGTAATCCAATGATATCTTCTAGTTTTATCATTTATTAAATCCTCTTATCCGAAATCTCCAGTTAGAATACTTTGTAGAACTGGATCTTGTTGTGATCCACTTCCACTACCAGATTTATTACTTATTGCATTATTGATATTATTTGAAATAACATTTGCTACACTTAATAATGTAGCACTGGTTTCTCTTCCTAATCCACTCAATGCACCTTTCATATTCATTCCACTAGCGTTTGCTGCACTCGCTAACATATCAGCACTTGCATATGCATCACCAACTTGCATTCTAGCTATTTCTTTTTGACTAAGTCTAACAGCTGGATATGCATCACCGACCTGACTTGTTCTTGCCATTTCAACATGCCATGGTTCAGATTTCTTTCCTGGTCCACCACCCCAAGGTGGGAACATTGGTCTATAGAATCCATACTTCTCCATAAGACCACTTGTATAGAGTTCATTCGCTTGTCTTGAATCCATATCTATGGCGGTCCCTTTCTCGTGCCTAGAACGACCTGGGGGTGCTGCAAGGTGAGGTTTTGCAGCATACAGTCTTGCTTGTTCTTCTCTGGATCTAAATGCATCAGTAATAGTTAGTTTCTTTCCAGTAATTTGTGTATATTCTTTTGCCATTCCAGCAAACTTAGATGCAAACTCAGGATTCAATCCTTCAATATGAACACCACGACCAGCTCTGGTAATTATTGAATCTGTTAATGCCATTGTTCCAGTAGCTAATACTTGAGCAGCAGTAGGAATTAATTCTTGATTAGATTTTTCAACAATTGATTTAACCTTGTCAGGTGTAACAGCTGGTCTATTAAGCATATCAGCAAAGTTAACTGGTTCTTGTTTCTTAGCTGCCTCTGTAGCTTTTCCAGCTATTGATACAGCTTGATCTTGCATTTCTTCTTTTAAAACTTTTCCAACTACACTATATCCTTCAAGAATTGCATCTCTTATTGCTATAGTTGTTTCAGGATCAACAGTTACTCTTGATCTTGGTCTTGGATATGCATCTCCCCGTTCTCCTGATACTCTTGCACTTATTGCTGCAGCTGATTTTTCATACTCACTTGCTGCAGCAGATCCTACGGCACCAAGAGCTTTTCCTCCCATATCCATTGCTGTTCCTGCTCCTGATTTTAGTTTCTCTAGAACAGGTTTCAATATTGGTAGTGTTGCTCCAATCATATCAAGAGCAACATCTTTTATCTTAACTATGAGATTTCCAATTAGTTTTGCAAAATCAACTATAACATTAAATAGATAACCAAATACACCTTCTTGTTTTATAGCATCAATTTGATTATTGATAAACTCTTTTGCTTGAGTATATAGACTTTTAATAGTTCTAAATGGCCACATGATAAAGTCATATATACCTTTTACAAACTCTTCTGCTGAACTCATTACTGGATCTATAAATTTAGAAATATTTTCAGCACCAACAAATCCTAAAACACCACCAGCAATTGCTCCAATTGCTCCACCAATGGCAGTTCCAACACCTGGAAATACACTTCCAATCATCATTCCAAGACCAGCACCTTTTGCAACACCTTCCATTGCTCCTTCGGCGCCGCCCTTTCCACCAAGGAATCCACCGACTGCAGCAGCAGTTGTACTAACTCCCCAAGATTTAGCACTTTTCATTGCATCAAGTGCATCCATTACTCCCATTGCTCCACCAGCTAAACCTCCAGCAGCACCGAGCATTGCTTTTCCTGCTCCACCTGCTCTTTTAGCCCATCCTCTTCCCATCCCAGCTAAACCACCACCCACCATTCTTCCAGCTCCGGCAATACCTCTTCCTGCCAATTTAAATGGGAATCCTAAAACCTTTCCAATCAAACTTCCAATTGATGATATTGCTGGCATAATGAACATCATAAAGAGATCCATTAATGTTCCACCAATATTTTTCACCAACCACTTCATACTATTGAAAAGAGTTTTTGGGAGTGTTATAAGAGTCCAGAATGCTAACTTAAATGGAAGCTTTATAAAAAACTTAGTCCATTCCCACATACCTTTTGCTATTTGTTTGGTATTTCTAGCAACAGCATCCATCTTATCTTTTAAACCATCAAACTTTTTACCTACAGCTTTTGGTCCACCTTTTAAGAAGTCTTTCCATGTTTCACCCTTTTCTTTAATTCCTTTTCTAAATCCTGATATTTTTTCTTCAGCTTTAATTTTTGCTTCTAACGCTTTTGCTTGTGCAGGACCAACAGCTGCAGAAACCATTGCTGTTGCTTCTTGTGGGGAACTAACAAATCTTAAAACATTTGAAAAAATACCCTTTGCTTTTTCTTTTGCAGCTGTACCACTAGATCCGACACCGTACATTTTTTCTACTGCTTTTTTATCATCATATCTTTGTTTTCTTAAACGAAACCAAGATCCTATTCTCCCATATACAGATGCCATCATTTCTTTGGCTTCTTCTGGATTATTTGCCATTAATATCATCTTCTCTTTTGTTTGTACTGCTCTTTTACTTGCATTACCATATGCATCTATTGCTTTATCTTTAAGTCCTGCACCAGATTTTTTTCCAGTTCCCAACATTCCACTAAACCCACCGAAGAATCTGTATGAATTTCTTAAATCATCAGCTTTTGTAGTTGGAGCACCAATATTTGGAAGTGTTGGTGAAGCACCGCAAACACATTTAATAAGAGTAGCCAAATGATGAATTATTACATCAAGCTTATACATTCCTTGAGTAAATATTAAACCCAATGTTCCAGAAATTATACCAAGAGGGTTTCCTGTTGTTGGAAGCATTCTTCTATATTTTCCTCTTGCATATGTAAAGAATTTTCCTATTGCTGCTACTGCACGAAAAAATCCAGCTAATTTTCTAACAAGAGGAAAATCCATAAATGTCTTTACTAGTCTGGTTTGAAATTCGCCCATAAATCCAAGAAGACCATAACGAAGAAGTCTCAACTCTTCTATGATTCTTTTATTATCTTCTTTTGCAAGAGTGAATGATTCTTTAATAGTCTTCAAAAACTTCTCTACTGGAACTACAACTTCAGCTGCATGGAGTTTAGCAAGACCGCCTTTTTCAACATAACCTCCAGACTGCATTGCAGGAACTCTTTTGAATCTTGCTTCCTCTCCCCTTTCTCTTCCACGCTTTCCAATATGAAAGAAATTTTTAAAACCATCAATCATTCTGGAAAACATTATCTTAAATTTATCACCAACACCAGAGAAGATATCTTGAAATTTCTGTCTAGTCTTTTCTGCCATTCTTTTAAAGATTGTAGTTTCAAAAAATTTAGACGTAAAATACCCGAGTATTGGTGATGATTTAGCAATTGCCATTGCAACTATATTTTGTTTATTTACACTAATATCAGAACTTACAGCTCTTCCATATTCTGCAATTGCTTCTTTTGTTGCCTTTGCTGTTTCAAGGGTTATCTTTTTAGTTCCTTGTGATAGATTATCAACAACATATCCCAATTTCTTAAGTATCTCATTTACAGAATTATGTATCTCTTTAACATCTTTGCTCTCTGCTAAAGGAGTTCTCTTATTCTTTGCTGTATTCTTTTGCTCTTCTAATTGTTTAACCATTAACGAATTAATGGATTTAGACATTTGCTGCTGTTTCTTCGTCGCTTCACTCGCATCTCGCATAACCTTGGACATTGAGTTTATTTGTTTTGATCTATCTATCCTAGGAGGTCCCTTTGGAGTTTTATCCTTTGGTGCCATTCTATTGTTTAATCTCCATTAAATTACTTCACTAGATTTTTTATTGAACTATATATTTTATTATTTGTTTTAGTTTCAGAATATATACATATAACTTCTGAAACAATTATAAGTTCCTGAATTACTAGATATCTCAAGTTTATTCCAAACGCAGTTTTGTAAGCTTTATAAATTGGATTTAAAACATGACCAAAATTATTTGCAGCCTTTTTGAATCCTCCTGCTCCAGAAAGAAGAACTTTTGCAGATAGCATATAATCATTTAGCATTTTCTCATATTCTTTTCTTTTCAATTCAGTATGATTTTTAAAGGTTGAATCTAACAAATTATAATATGTTTTAAATTTATCCATTGTATAATAATTAGTCATTTCCATATTATATATAAATGTAACTATTGGCATAACATCAACTTTATTTTTCAACTTAAACATTTCAGTAAACATTGCTGAATAGAACTGCTGTAATTCATCTTTATAATTTGTTAAAAAATTTGGATCCTCTTCAGCTACCTTATGCATTAATTCATGAATAGTATATTTTGTCAAAAGAGCTTTTGAATCAGATTCAAAAAATACATGGTTATTATTAGTAACTACATATACCTTTTTATTTCTACTATCATAAAATCCCAAAACGGGAATTGATTCTGCAAATTTCTGGTTTGGATTTATTGTTTTGTATTTTATGTAATCAAATATTCCCTTCTTTACTATACATGGAATTATAATTTTATTATTAACCAAATAATTTATTGTGCTAATTACAGGTTTTGTCTTTGGTGTATTTGCCATCGCATTTAAGAATTGTCTTCTTAAAACTGGGGATCCATATAATTTATAACCATCGAAGTTTGCAACTGGATAAGTTATAAATGGAATAGGAACAACTTCAAACTCATTCATTATACTCATTAATAATTATCCCCTATACATTCCTAAGATATCTGTAAATCCTTTAACATCTCCATCCTCAACCTTCTTTCTGATATCTTTCATAATCTGAGAATTTTCTGGTAACATATCTGGTTTTCTAACTCTTTGATTATCAGTATTTAACCCCATGATTTCTTTTAAGAAATCTCCAGCTTCTGAACCCTGTAAGTTAATTGATAATGGTGGATCCCATTTTCTAACGTAAAATGCCATTGCTGTTGATAAGGCAATGTCATCTGTACACCCAACATCAGCTTCAACTTTTCCATTTGGTTTACTTATCAATCCAACTAACTCAAGAGCAAGTCTTCTTGATTTAACCATCTCTGGAAATTGACTTACATAAGAATATAGTGCATCAATCATTAATGGTCTTGTTTTTACATTCGTGTTAAGACCTGGTCTTATTTTATCTCCAATCTTTTGCTTATATAACATATGATTATATTCACTTGAATTGAGAGATTCTATTACCTGGTTTCCATATGAGTTATCTTCTACAACAATAATAGAGTTCTGATAATTTCCACATGCATACTTTATAACTTTAATAAAATCTTCTACTTTACATTTTCCTTGATATTCCCAAACCTGTTCAAGAGTTTCAAAATCCCAAACAGTTGCAGCGGACTTATCCTCTCCATGCTCAGGAGCTGTGTCTATTCCAATAAGATAAAACTTTCCTGGTTCAGCATCTTTAAATTTCCATACTTCACCATTAAATAGTTTAAATATTTCTTTTGGTTCTGTAACAAGCTCTTGCAAAACCATACAAGTCTTTTCATCGAAGAACGATCCAGAAGTTGGCAAGAATTTTAGTTCAAGCTCCTGTTGAATCTTTCTTGGATCATTATCAAACATTCTACATTGGTTTGAATACCATTCTGGATCGCCAGCTAATTCTTTAACCTGCTTCCAGTGAATGATAAATGGTTTGAAAATATCAGTTCCAGAACAAGCAGACATATATTTAGAATAAAACCATTTTCCCGTACCAACTGTTTTATTTGGAGTAGAAAGAATGATTGTTCCGTGAGGAATATTTCTTTGCCTAGCATGCCTCTGGCTAGTTGCAAGAGCAGGGACCATACTAGTCCATGCATCCTCTACATACTCAATAAAGGCAGCTTCGTCTATAATAAGGAATGTGATAGCCTTACCACGAAGAGTCTTAGATGGTGCTTTTGGGTTAACAGTTGCGGCAAATACCTTTGAACCATTTGTTAAAATAAATGACTGTTCAGTATATTTGTCGAATCCTGGACCACTTGCTCCCTTCTTTGGTTTCATCCATGCTGGGAGTTTTTCAATCATTCCTCTGATTGATCTAGCAAAATCTGTTGCCTCTTTTCCGTCTTTTGAAATAATCCCAATAACTACGTTATCATAGAAGTTTGTCAACCATGCACAATATGCTTGAAGAACGGTTGAAATTCCAATCTGCCTTGATTTTAATACCAAAACATTCTTATGTTTTTGAATGGTCTCACATAACTCTTTCTGTTTCTGGTATGGGTGGAGTAACATATCCCCACCAGGAAGTTCAATGTATATATAGCTATTGCAGAAGTAATCAAAATTAGTTTTACATTTTATAAACTCTTGGACCTTCTCTTCCGCAATATTCTTAGCTCGTTGAATGTTTTGGTTAATAGATTGAGCTTGCAATTTGAGTGCAAACCTCCTGTATCACATTTATATTTTGTTCTAAAATATACTAAAGACTATGGTTAAAATAAGTAGTTACAGCTTTTAAAACAGCATCAGAGATAATATTGACTATGTAATCACTTCTTAGAGTTAGTTCGTCACTTCTATTAACTATAATTCCACATTCTAATAAAACAGCAGGATACGTTGACTTTAGTAAAACTAAATCATCAAATCTATATACACCATATTCTTTATTTAGTAGTTCTCTATTTTCTCCCTTAACAGGTTCTGTATGATGATATGTAGAATATAGTCCAGCTTCGGTCATAAATCTCCCCAATAAATTGGCAAATCTTAAACTATTCTTAAACTGGTCATTCTTCTTAGATACAAATATAGAAAATCCACTAAACTTATCTGAATAATAATATTCCTTCCCCTCAAACTTCCATGTTGATAAATGGTGTGGTTGGACAGAATCATGATGTATAGATATAACCATATCTGGATTATATTTCTTTATTTTTTTAACTCTATCTGATAGTTCCATGTTTGCTGATAAATATACTTCAAATCCTTTATTAGCAAGTTTTTTGGATATTATAATTCCAGTTAAATAGTTAAATATAATCTCGGGATTTCCCCTCGCACTTATAACACCTGGTTTCTCTACTGTATGTCCAATATCAATAATGATAGTTTTAGCAAATGAAAATGTTGAGAATAGCAGAACTAGAATGATAGATAGGAATAGCTTTTTCATTTTATCCTCATTAAATTGTTTTATTAGTTCTCATTAAATTAACTCTTGCTGTTGATTGCCAATCTTTTCCTCTGTTTAAATTTATTTCTGATGACTTTAAAATATACTTTCCGGATAGGTCTACATATTCCAAAGTCTTAGTAACAACTTTAACAGGTTCTCCTACATTCATTAAATTTAAAATTTTCAAGTTTTTCTCAATGTTTATTCCAATATTTGCAAGAGCAACTAGTTTTCTAGCATCCCTTGCTACTGCCCAAACTGTGCTTTTTTCATATCCAATATGATATGAATTCACTTGAGTTCTAGAAACATTCTCATCAATATTCAATGCTAGTTGATTATCTTTTCTGCTCTGATATACAGCAGCAGAATTCTTACACAAATCATCCACTGTATGTTCAACAATGTGATATAGTGTATCTTTTGGATTAACAACATATTTTATATTTTGAGCCATATGTGCAACTTTAGTGTTTGCATTATATGAGTTATCTACCGTATCATATGTATAAAAATTTTTTCCATCTACATCTTTATCTATTGCATCTCGTTCTTTTTTATCTGTAGCTAAAACATATATAGTAAAAGTCTGATCCTTATTCATTCTTTCACTCAAATTTAAAACCTGTAACTTATTTTCGAAGTTACAAAAACCAAGATTTGATGCTCCATTAAATAAGCCGAATGTATTATCTAAATATTCTATGCTCTTATAAAGAGTCATTGGTCTGATTAGAACTTGATCTATTGGTTCTTCATTATTATTAGTTGGATCATATTCTAAATCTGTATCAGTCTCGGAAGCTAATTCTTCTATTATATCTTTGACTTTCTTTTCAAAGAATAACCCTGTAACCATAGTAGTCATTGTTTTATATGCATCTCTACACACAGTTACAATAGATAATTGACCTCGTTCAGACTGAGATTTTTGACCTTCTGACATTTGGGTCTTTGGAGAGAAATTAGACTTTGATGTAAGATACATCAAATCAAAATTAATATCTTCTAAACTTCCTTGGATAACATTACTCAATAAACTAATTCTCAACTTTATTGGATCCTGCCCATATAACTTATTCAAAATTACATCATTTTCATCTACAAATAAATCTAGTGTTATTGTTTGATATGGGGTTATAATAGATGAAATTATTTTAATACTAACTAACTCTGCTGAATAATCCTTATCTTTTATAATAAGTTGAATATCATATCCACGAGTTGGTGTAAATGTTCGACGTTCCTGAGTTTCTTCAGGCATGGATTATTCTCCCTTTGTATTAAGTGCTGCTTTTCCTTCCTCTTCCATTTTCTTTAACCTAGTGTAATAATCAGGAATTTCAGCCAAATGATCTTTTGCAATCTCTTTTGCAATTGCAGGATTGTCAGTATGTTCTTTTTCTACATCAATCCCCATTGCGAGTTCTTTGGAATCGAACTTTTCATCAGGAACTCCTTTGTGTTTTCCAACACCAGCAGGGACATCCTGTTCAAAAATATATCTATATTCAAGAAATCTTGATACTAAATTAACTTTCTTCATTTTAATTCCTCCTGTATAAACCACATGTATTTATAATTTGTTCTAAAAAATAAACAAAAAAAGACCCGGAAAGAGAGGGAACCGGGTCTTTCTTTTTGGGAACTTATCGTCCCCTTGATCTGAGAGTTTTCAGTGCTCTTTCCAATTCAACTGGAAGAACTAGAACTCTCTCAGCAATGTTTTCCATGAGAAGTTTTGCATTGAGGTTTTTCTCAATAGTTGAAAATCTTGTAATTGCAAGGAATAGATCCCATGCAGTAATATTTGAATTTTGTTTCTTCAGATCTGCTAAATATGTAGATACTTCTTCTCTTCTCCTTTTACCAATCTTTTCAACAACATCCAGAAGAGAAAGAAGACTATCCTCTTGGACCTGTGCACCAAAGTTAGCTGTAATAAGATCTTTAATGTTAGATGAAAATGCTTGGAGATAACCACCAATATTACTTGCGATTCTAGATCGTGCATGCTCATGATGCATTTGTTTCATGGAACATAGAGAAAATGTAAATCCATAAATTCTATTTCTAGTTCCAGCTTCATACATGGAAAGACCAAAAGTAACCTCTTTCGATCCTCTTCCATCATATGTATTTCTTACAGCAATGTGAGGATAAATATCACCAACTCTTGGATCTGATTGTGCATTTTGAATGATGATTTCTTTTGACATTGATGTATATCTTGGCCAGTTCATATAATGTGATTCTTGAAAAATTGGAACTGCAACATCAGAAATAGACTGTTTAATTCTATTTATCATGATGTCGTTTCCTTCAAAATCATATAGATCTGAAACAAATCCGCCAAATCTATATTCCTGGTTTTCACCAAGTGGTTTTGCAAATACTCCGTAATAAGGAATTTCTCCTTCACTTGCTGCTGTTAGTTGCTCATATTTAATGCAGCTTATTGAGTCAGCATATTCGTATACACCACTTTCAGGAATTGTCAATCCTTTTTCTAATGCTACTTCTGCAAACCCCATAATCAAATTCTCCTTTTATGATGGTTTTCCATTAATATTGTTTATCCAAAATGTATACCCTTTTCCATTACACTTACTACATATTTCTAATCTATCATCCTGTTTGACTATTCTGTGGGATTGTTTCCATGTGTCATATATATGAGATAAAGTTTTGTATAGTTCAATTGATGACATTACAATTCTAGTTAATCCCCATATAACTAGAAGACCACCTCCAGATATTACAAGTACAGTATATACAAATCCCATAAATGGATGATTCCTTTGTATATACATCAAAATAAATAATGGTGATATCAATAGAATATTTATAATGGTATTTTTTATTATTTTTTTCATTTTAGACTCCAACGAAAAAATGCCCGCCAGCATCTTATAATGATAACTGGTGGGCTACCAACAGGAGGTCAGATTATTTTTGTTATTTCACTGTCACAACATATAATAGTTTTTTGTGGTGTGTTGATGTAGTATCTTGTTGGAAACATTTCATCCAACTCAATTCTTGAAATAGTTCCGGTTCCAGATGAACAAATTACAGATCCAAAAAAAGTGCTAGAATCTCTTCTGATATAACCTACTCTGTCACCAACCTTGCCCTTCACAACTCTTCTGTTGTTCCTCATTATTCTCTCCTTCCAAGTATTGAACTATTATATCTCCGTGACATTTTTCTGGTTTACAATAGCAGGCTAATTTTTTACCTTTCAAAGATAATACATATCTTTTAAATCTTTCATTTTTTATTTTTTTATAAAAATCTCTTTCGTATTTTTTAATAACTTCTGCTCTATCTCCATCTTTTCCTATGATATATGGATTACCCAATGGAGATCCTCTTCCGATATAAACGTAATCTTTTTTAGGATAATTTTTAATGTTTACGACAATAGTCTTATTTCGTTTCGCCATCTGTGTTTCTACCCTCTTTTTTTCCTACAACCTGTTCAATCCAATCTAACCATCCAACACCAAGACACTTTGGACATACATCTAGCCCCATCAATCTTACCTTTTTTCTTTGTTTTAAGAAACGTTTAAATTCCAAAATATCAGAAACCAATTCTCCTGCAGCAATTCCGAAACAAAGTGATAAAGGAATATTAAGAAGAAACAAATAAGTTGTAAATCCTTCTCCTAATATTTTACTAAAAGACATTATATGAATAATTATAACTGGGATAATATATGTAATTCTAAACACAATTTTTTTTATTCTTGATTTCATCAGAAGAATCCTTTTTATAAACTCGGTAAAAGAGTTCTTTGTTGGTAACCATTTGATCAAGTCTCCAAACTGAATAGTCCTTTATAATTCTTTCATAATCCCAAATACAATTATAAAAGATTTTATAAAGAGGAACATTTCCAGTAGGATCAATAGTAAATAATAAGTTAATCAACCATGGATCTTTTTCATCTATTGCTTTTAGTATATAGTTATCAACTGCTTCTCTATGAC